TCACATCCAGAGGGTTTGTTGTCCGTTGCGTTCTGGGTGAGGCATTGCGGGGACAACCGTGCCCGGTAGCATGATATAACGCTCCACTGACTCCATCGTTACAAAAGTACAGCCGCAATTAATATTTTGACACTGGTGATAGCGCTCTTTTGTTGTGTCAGTCATATAGCGGCTAGAACGGGCATGAGCGGCATGTTTGCAGAGTGGACAATGGAACATTTTAATCACCTCAATGGCTAGATTTGATACAGCAATTTTAGTGTTTTTATCCTTTTAAAACAATGAATTATGTGTATTTATTCATCTTGTTTTTCTTCCTCGTACTCCACTTCAGACAGCTTAACCTCAAGCTCTAGCGCTGTCGTGTAGCCGCCATCGCCGAGGGTGTGGGTCACTTTAGTGATTGTCCATGCCTGTTGGTCTATGACGGCCTTAAACCCTTTCACCGTCACCGGCGTTTCTGGATATAAATCAGCGCGCCCCATGGCGAGATTGATAGAGAACTCAGCCACGCCGCGTTGAATTTTGTCCCACTTGGACTGTGCGGCGCGCATCGCTTGCGCTTTGGTGGGGTAGACCGTCGTCAGTGCCAGCACGTTATCGGACTCACCGACCAGATACTCGCCCTGTTTGGCTTCCTGTTGCTTGGCAGCCTTGGCGGTTGTCTTTTTCGCGGGCTTGGCTTTGGGATGTTGTAGGGCGCGCAGGTGTTGCGGTTTGGCTTTGCGTTGCAGCTTCACCTTTTGCTTTTTCGGCTTCGGGTCTTTGGTATGTAACCAGCTCGCCGTCACGCCGGTGTAAGCGTTTCGGTCGGCGATCGCAAACTGGTGCCGGTCGCCGTCGCTACGCTCAATGGTCATCATTGGAATGGGTTTTCCGCTGGCCGTCACGCCGTTCCCCGCTTTGAGAAATAACAGCTTACCCGCTTTGACCGACACCTCGGCACCGTTGCGCTCGGCCAGACGGGTGAGGAATTTTATATCGCTCTCCTGAGATTGGTCGATGTGCGGGATCGCAATCTCGGCAAAGCCTTTCGCTAGCACCGCGTCGAGCTGGTTGCGCTCGGCAATTTGTTTCACTACTGCGCCGAGGGTGGTGTCGTGGTAAGACACCTCGCGGCGGGAGTTGAGCGAGCCGCGAAAATCAGCGCTCCGGGCGCGAATAGTCAACGTGTCCGGCGCGCCTCGATGCTCGATTTCATCAACGGTAAACTGACCCTTTCCAATCAGTGCCGACCCTTTCCAGCCGAGAAACAACGACAGCACCGCGCCGCGAGCGGGCATGGCTAGCTGACCGTCACTATCATCGAGCTCGATATCTAGCTGGTCAGCCTCAAAGCCGCGATTATCGGTCATCGTCAGTGACAACAGACGATGACTGAGGTTGGCGGTGATATCGTCCCCGCCGAGGGTCAGCATAAACGCGGGCGTAATATCGGCACCGGCGGCGATAGGCATAGCGGTTATCATGAGAATAACCCTCCGACCATATCTTGCGCTTTCTGCGCCATCTCACCCGCCTGACCGGCTAAGTCGTTGGCCTGTTGTTGCAGGTCGCCAAACATGGCACTGAGTGACTCATCGACGCGGGTCAGGGTCATGCTAAATTCAATGCGCCGAGCACTGCCATCGGCAAAAAAAACGCTTTGTGTCTGCGTCATACTGGCGACAACGTACATGCCGTAGATGGCACCATCACCGCCAATCAGCGGCCACGCTTTACCCTGCTCGGCCATGGTTTTGAGCGTAAGCAGGGATAGCGAGCCGCCGGTGATTTCCGGCAGTAGCACACCCGACAAGGTAACCTTATCCTCGCCAGCACCTAAAAACTGATAAGTGGGGCGCTGCCCTACGCGGCTGTTTGACGGCCAGCGATAATCGAGGCTTTGCTGTAATGATTGGTAGGGCAATGTCTGTAACTGAAAGACAAACAGCCCGAGCGTTAACATCATAGTGAGGGCTCCTTAATCAGTATTCATGCGAGAACGACCAGCTGCTCGACGGCTGCGATCGCGTTCTTCGAGGGTTTCGCGGATAGCTCGTTTAACATCTTCCACGTTTTGGCCAGGAGGAATATTTATATCAAGCTGGTAGGCGTGTTGGCTTTGGTCGGTATAACTTGCGCCACCCGCTTTTACCGGGGCATAGCCGCCGGTGAGAATCCCGCCCGAGGGCGAATAGCCTCGACCGTTCGCGCCGGTGGCGTACTGATTAACCTTGCTAGCATTGGCATCGATATCGGCAGACTCTTTTTTCATTAAGCCCATTTTTTCTAACAACCAATCGACCTTGCTGCCTATCGCGTTAAATAGCCTGAGCGGTGCCGTTAGCACACTTGCTAACGCCTGACCAAATTCCACACCGGCATTTTTGCAGCTATCGAGGCTTTCTTTCGTCGACTTCACCGGCGCAATCAAATCGCCAAACCATTTCCATAAGGCTTGGAGTTTTTGCCCCAACAGATCAAACACCGGCATTAACGGCGCAAACATCTCAGACACCGGCGCAAACGCGGCCTTTAGCCCTTCAACCACGCCGCTAAAAATTGCGCTGATAGGCTCCCAAAACTTCCGGATCATAATGGCACCGGCGACGATAACCGCCGCAATACCAACCAGCGGCCACGTTAGCGCCCCGAGCACCGTTAAAATACCGCTACCGACGGCGGCAAAGACGGTGCCGAGCAGACTGGCTCCGGCAATAATGGCATTAATCCCCATGACCACCGGCCACGCGACCAGACCGATCGCGCCAAGCATCCCGATGATGGCTACGCCACCGCCCACGATTTTGAGGAGGGTCTGAGATAAGCCCTTATTTTTCTGTATCCACTGGTCGAGCTTAAGCACGTATTTCGTGGCGCTTTGGGTAAGAGAGCGTAGCGAGCTCTCTTGCTGATCAAACAGGTCAATCCCCACGGCCTCATAGGCTGACTGGAATTCTTTAAAATCCCCGCCGAGGTTGTCCTGCATCACCTTGACCAGTTCCTCGGTTTTGCCGTCCGAGTCTTTCAGGGTTTTACTTAATCGGTCTAGCTTTCCCGATGTGGCGGCGGCAATCAGTACAGCGGCCGATTTTGTTGCCTCCTCGCCGAATATTGTTTTTAAATATTCGGCCTTCTGTCCCGTACCGAGCTTGTTCTTCTCAAAGCTTTTTTGAATCTCTTTAAGAATGGTAAATATTGGGCGGGTATTCCCTTTCTTATCTGAGGTTTTCACCCCTAACTCTTGTAACGCATCCCATGCCTTACCCGTTGGTGCTTGTAAGCGACTTAGTGTTGCGCTACTCCCCGTCCCCGCCATTGAGCCAGTGATTTTAGCGTCATGCAGAGCGCCTACCATCGCGGCAGCCTCTTCGATACTTACTCCAGCGTTTTTAGCCACTGGCGCAAGATAAGTCAGTGAGTCGCTTAACCCTTCAAAATCAGCGGCGGTTTTGTTCATTGTGCTAGAAAGCACGTCACCGATATGTGCAACCTTATCGTTTGATAACTGAAAAGCGGCTTTCATCCCCATCAGTAAGCTGGCGTTTTCTTCCATGCTGCGACGGTTAGACAGTGACATATTCAGCGTGGTGGGCGTGGCGGCGAGAATGCCGTCTTTATCCGCACCCGATTTGGCGATGATGATTTGTGCGGCGGCAGCGTCATCGGCTGAGGCGGCGGTGGTGTCACCGAGCTGGCGCGCCTGAGCGCGTAACGCCAGCATATCGGCGCTGGATTTATCCAGACCGAGCACGGCCTGTAACTCGGAATTTTTCTGTGCAAAGTCATAGCCGGGCTTTAATACTGCAGTACCCGCCACAATGCCCGCCGTCGCCACGCCCACACCGGTGGCACCGGCTCCGGCCAAGTTCCCAGCCAATTGTTTACCGGACTCATAGCGTTTTTTCACCGCGTTGAGCTTGGCCTGTTGTCGACTGACTTTTGCCAGTGCATCACGTTGGCGATTGAGCTGGGCGGTGGTTTCACTCAGTGAGGCTTTAAGCCGCTGCTCATCGTTGGACAGGCGGCGGGTGTTGATCCCCGATTGTTGGAGTTCATGCTGTTGGCGTTTGACCGACTGCGTCAGGCTGTTGTATTTGAGCTGTAACCCTTCGGCGGCGCGCTGCGCTGACTCCAATACCTTGGCCTGTGTGCGCGTCGGTTTCTCGGTGTTTTTAAATTGGATTGCGAGGGCTTCGGCCTCGTTTTTGGCTTTCTTTAACGCTTGGCCGGTCACGGCGAGCTGGCCGCTCGTTTTGCGAAAACCCTCAACACGCCCCGCTTGGGCGTTCAGTTCTTTGAGGGTTTTCTGCGTGTCGCGAATACTGCCAGACAGAGATTTGCTCTCTGTCTGGATCGCTTTAAACGGGCGGCTAGCTCTGTCAACGGCATTAAGAAGCACCTGCAATTTAAGATTATTGCTCATGCGTGTTTCCGCTTCGTTGTAGCGCTTTGTCGCGCCAAATGGCGAGCTCGGTCAGGCTCATGGGGTTCAGTTCTGAGGGCGGCCAGTGAAATATCACTGCGATATCCGCCATCAGGTCATCGACCGATAAATCGGTGGGAAAATCTAGCGAACTGAACTCGGCGACAAAAAACCAATCACCTTACCGGCCAGTGCAATCATGTCAGGCAATTCCATTTTTACGACGTCACTTTCAAGCAACGGCGGGTAAGTCATGCGCGGCAGTACCTTAATGAGCGCATCAACGTCGGAGGTTGCCACCGCTGCCAGACTCACGCCGCGCAGGGTTCCCGCGTTAGGTTTGGTGAGGGTCACTTGCTCGATAAGCAGATCGCCACGTTGGATCGGATTCTCCAGCGTCACCAGATTGTCATTTTCAGGGGTGACGTGTTCAGTCGTGTTTTTATTTTTAGCCATGATATTTCTCTTTAAAAATGGGGATTAACCGGCCAGTGTTGCACCTGACCGGCCATAACATTACAGACCGAGGTTTTTGCGGTGCTGTGCTAAGCGATCGACGCCGTTGACCTTCTCAATCATGTTGACGACGTCAATCTCGATAAGCTCTTTGCCGTCGACCATCAGTTTGTAGTAGGTGCATTGGGTCGAGATTTTGGTCTCGGTGTTCTCGCCTTGCTTGTTGTCGCCGCCGTCGATTTCTTTGTGGCGGCCACGCAGCACGATTTCCACACCGCTAATCTCGCCGGTGTCGTCACGCTGGAAAGAGCCCGCGAAACGCAGCGGAATATCAGAGGCACCGGGCACGGCGTACTGACTCCAGAGGTCATCATCGGGGAAACCGCCGATAGTCCATTCCACGGCCAGCGCGTCGTCATCGAGACCCAAATCAATCGCCGCCGAGCCGTTCATCCCGCCGCCGCGATAGTTCTCCAGCTTGCGGGTCAGTTTAGGCAGCGTCACCGAGCTGACGACGCCCATGTAGCTCAAGCCGTCGTTAAACAGGTTGAGGTATTTCAGCTTACGAGGCATTCCCATCGGTTGAGTTCCTTAGCTGTTAGCCGTTGAGCCTAAGCTCACCAGATATTTATCTGTGATGCGTTGGCGTAGGGTGAGATTCTCCAGCGGTGGCACCGGCGTGTAGTCGTAATCGATATAGAGTTTCCCAGCTTTCAGGCTCTCTTTGTCGTTGGCGCTCTCGTCATACCAACAATCCGCATCGATGATATAGCCGCCGGTTTTCAGCTCGCGGAACTTTGCCTTGATACCTTCGACAATGTCGCGGATAAGCGTGGCGGTCATCGGTTTATCTACCGCCCATTGATGCGCTTCGGCCATGGTGTCGGCCAATATCTGCGCGGTGCGGGTGTAGTTTTCGAACATAAACAGCGGGTCGTCAGAACAACAGCGGTTACCCCAAAAGCGGAAACCATCGGAGCGCACCAGCGTAGTAACACCGGCCTCGTTAAGTAAGTCGGCATCCGTTCCCGGTGCCTGTAAATCCCAAAATACCGAGGCACTGATACCCGTGACGCCGTTCACGCCCACGTTAGACAGGGTTTTGTGCCAACCGGTCTCTTGGTCAATCTTGGCGCGCAACCCTAATGCGCGTGCGGTCGCCCATGCGGTGGAGCTGGCGTTGGCGGTGGTATCCCATGCTAAGAAGTCCGGCCAAATCAGCATCAGCTCACGCTGGCTAAAGTTGTTGCGGTACTTAATCGCATCCGACAGAGTTTTACAGCCCCACGCGCTGATATAGCCAAAGGCGCGTAACTGCTGACAGATTGACGCCAGTGCGACGGCGACCTCTTTGGTATCGAGCCCCGGCACGCCTAAAATGCGCGGTTTGACGCCGGTGACGGCTTTCGCGGTGAGTAACGCTTTTAAGCCGGTGTACTGGCCGTTCTCATCCGCGCCGCCGATGATGTTGGAAATGGTGGCCGCTTGGATCGCTTCGTCGTCTTCACCTTCGCCCTCGGCCACACGCACCACGACGGTGACGGGTTTACACTGGTCGCCGATAGCGGCGAGTGCCGAGGATAAGGTGCCTTTAGTTCCGGCTTTACCGGCAGCGGCTAGCACGTCGGTAATGAGCACCGGCACGTTGAGCGGGAACATCTTTTCATCGGCATCCGGTGCGGTGCAGACCATGCCAATAATGGCGGTCGAAACGGTGGAAATGACGCGGGTGCCTTCGTTAATTTCGAGCACCTGCACGCCATGTTTAAAATCGGGCATCGTGTTTGACTCCGTGAGAAAGTAGCAAAGCTATTGTGTTGTTTAGACGATGAACTCACTAGAAATAGGGCTTGTGGCGGCGGTGAAACAACAGGCAAAAAAAAGCCCTCAAACGAGGGCGAGATAAACGGGGTAAATTAGGCGGGGAGAGACGGCCAAACAATCTCGGGAGCCAGTGAGGTATCCACGCGGCTGAGTAATACCCGGTAGGTTTTCCATGACTTTAACTGAGCCAATTCATCCTCGGTTGCGATGTCTAAATCCGAGGCATCCTGTAGCGGCGTAATTTTTTGATTGGCCTCGGCCATAAGCTGCGCGCGGGTTTCTTCGGCCTGAGCGAGCAATTCAGATTTAGGCACTTCGCGAGGTGCTATTTTCTTGCCGTCAAAAATCCAATTGCCATCGAGTCGAGCAGGAAAATCATTCGGGATACTTTTCTTGCTCACTTCCGCAATAGAAAGATTTTCAGGGAATAACTCAACTGCGTTGTAGCTTTGCTGACGGATAACACCATCCGCTTGATACGCAATTTTTAACTTATCCGCGCTTAACTTTTCTCGTACGTCATACCAATCTTGACCATCCTCAGACAGGATGTGTAGCGCGCCATCCTCGCCGCGTTCTGTTTCACACGGTGTGAAATTTTTATAAATCATGCTGTATTTCCCTTATGCGAAGTTTTTCCAAGCGCCACCGATATATTTTTGCAAGCGACGGAAATAAACCCGAGAGATATGAAATGAAATCCCCGAACCTGTACTTTTAGTTGTACCTACTATCGCAGTAATACAGGCACCCCACGGTAGACTTGCCTGTCCGGGGTAAGGGATATCCTTATACTCTTCAGCGCCCATTTGTGTATTTTGGATATACCGATTATCAGCCGCTGATGTCGTTATATAGGGGCTTAAATCGGGTGCTGGAGGTGGATTATTTTTACTGTAACTAAAATCCCAGCCAGACCATCTATTTGAGGCTAAATCGTAAGTTCGACTGAAAATAACTGTGCTGTTATAAGGACGATATTCTTGTATACATCCATCGTTACCGTTTGCGCCGTTTTTAATGACACACAAACTACCAGCCGCCTGAGTTGGATAATTAAGTGCCGCCGTAGCAGACGCGCTCACAGGCTGATAATAAACCCCTTCCTTTGTTCCAGTAAGGGTATTTAGGTTCACCCCAGAAGCTATCACCCCACGTACTGGAAATGCTGAAATATCCGTAGCAGTGGGCTTATTCAATGGCCCATAAAGTTTTTGTAGTTTTTGAGTGCGGATTGCTCCATCACTTCGATTAATCTCCAACCACTCAACGGAAAGGTTTCCTGTGGGGTCTACAAATAAATTCGCTGATAACCGCAGCGTATTACCGCCACCCGTACCGTAAGAGAGATGAATCCCTGCACCATAGCTGCCAAAATGATTATCCGTTCCTCCGCCCTGCACAAAGAACGCATTACCTACGCCGTTAGCTGATAATAAATCAGTATTTTTTAGAATTAACCCACTTGAACCAATCCCCCATGCGCCATTCGCCATCAATGCATTGGGCATGTCATCCGTAGCCGATTTTTGAACGTTGGAGGTAGCTGCGGTGCCGAGTTCTAAATTCTTACGCGCCCGCGGTTTATCGTTTAGGTCAGACAGATTTTTATCTTTCTCTAGACGTGTATTGGCGTTCTCGTTGGCCTTGCCCGCATTTTCGTCGGCGGTTTTGGCGTTTTTGTCAGCCTCGGTCGCTTTGTCATACGCGGCTTTAACCGCTTTCGGCGTGGCGGCTAACTCCTCACTGTTGCTGTTGGTGGCGCTGCTCAGTTGGGTAAAACCTTTCGCTTTGAGCGTCGCGTCAGGATGGCGGCGCGATTGCTCATGTTCCAGCAATTTATCGTCAACGTATTCTTGTGTGGCGAGCACAGTCGAGCTGTCGATAAGCAAATTCACCGTATCCATATCGCTGACAATCACCACCATGCGCAGGGTCTGCGCACGGCCTGAGCCCTCGGATAACAGCGGCTTGTAACTCTCGGCCATGTTACTGACCGCAATCAGCGCGCCGACCTCATCATAGAGACCGAGCTCACGCATCCAAAAGCCGCCAATCTCAGGCGGGATAACCAGCTCGGCCACCAGATAGTTTTTATGCTTCGGGTCAACGATCACTTTATTGAGTGCGGCGCGGTACTTTTCGGCAATCAGGTTGGTTTGTGACGGGTCAGGCGTAGGCAAGGTGCCGCCGCCGTCACCGACGGCCATTTGGGTAAGATTGATTTTGGTGCCGCCCGCGGTCGCGGCGGCAATCTTGGCCGCGCCGATTTTGGTCAGTACCGCCTTATATTTTTGTGCCATCGGGTTAGCTCTCTCGGTCAGGGTAAACGGTAATAATGTCGCCGTCGTACAGGGCAACGCCGGTGTAGGCATAACCGGCGATATCTTGAATAATATTGAGTCCAATCAAGTGACGACTGGCGGGCTTAGCATCCGCAATAAGCCGCTCCATCTCGTGATACATTTCCTCGGTGATACCGCTTTCCAGTACGCCAATATCAAGCCGAAAGGTGCCGGGCGGGTCATTGGTCTCCCACCATTCATTGACGTTAATCACATAGCCCAGCGGCTCAACCACGCGACGCACGGCGCTAATGGTGCCTTTACGACTGTGGATGTAATACGCCGCCGCAATCACGTCACGCTTTGTTTTTTCCGGCCATGTCGCGTCCCAGCGGTCAACTGAAAACGCCCACGCTAGGTAGGGCAACAGGTTGACGGGGCAGGTTTTCGGGTTCCAGAGCTGGCGCAGGGGTATCGGGGTTCGTTCTATCTCAGCACAGGCAATCGCGGCAGCCACCTCCAGCGGCGAGGAGCCAACCGGTAACAGGCGGTTATCACTCATCCGCGCCCCCAATGGTGATCGCATACTCAGAACAATAGGACGCCTGAGTCTCATCGAGCACGATATCGGCTACCGGCTGCGCGAGCTCAACGCGTTGCACACCTTCCACATGCAGCGCGGCATAAATGGCTGATTTGCGAATGTCTCGCCCGAGGCGGTGCTGAGCGGTGATGTAGGCTTTCAGCTTGGCCTCGGCAGCCTGTCGCACCGGCTCCACTTCGGGACCCGGATAGAGATAGAGCTCGGCCTCAATCTGATACGGCACGATTTTGGCGCTTTGCACCGTCACACGGTCGGCAACGGGGCGCACGTCCTCGGCGTTCAGCGCTAAATCGACTTTCTGGATTAATTCATCACTGGCCGCGCCGTTCCCCTCACGCGAGAGCACCGAGACGGTGACGCACGCTGGTGACGGACTGACGACCGACACATCGGCGACTCGACCGTCGGCACTGCGGCCATGGAATTGATACGCACCGACTGAACCGGCCACGCTTAACCCCTCAAAAGCTTGCTGAATACGTACCCGAAAATCGTTGTCGGATTCCAGCACGGCGGCCAGAGGGGGAATTGCGGTGGTGTCGGCGGGCGTGATGACCAGACGCTCAACGTTATAGTTCGCGCCGAGGTTATCCAGATCGCCGCCGGTGGCATAGGCCAGCATGTTCGCCCGAGCGGCTTCGTTTACCCGTTGACGCCATATCACCTCGCGATAAGCGCTTTCTTCGAGCAACTTGGTCAAGGGTTCGGATTCAAGCTGTAAGGTACGCGCCACCGCTTCGCGTTGGCTCTCGTCACACAGCGACAATAGCGTCGCCTTGCGCTCGGCTAAAATGCTTTCGTAGTCCAGCACCTCGACCACATCGGGCGCGGGGAGCTGACTCAGGTCAATGGTTGCCATGGATTAACTCACAGGTACGTTAAGAGAGAAGGTGCCGCCGGTGTCGGTCAGTTGGCCGGTGATATCGACAAACATTTCACCGTTAAACCGGTTATCGAACGTAATGGCCGTGAGCCTGACGCGGGGCTCCCATTTCAAAATCGCCATGTAACAGGCGGCCATGATTTGCAGGTTGAGCGCGGCGTTTTGCGGCTGGTCAATCAGCGCAGACAGAAGCGAACCATACTCACGGCGCATCACCCGCGTGCCGATCGGCGTGATAAGAATATCGCGCACGCTTTGGCGAATATGCGCGAGGTCATCGAGCTGCTGGCCGTGGTCTCGGCTCATGCCGGAATAGCGCGCCGTCATTTCGTTCCCTCCGTCCACTCGCCGCCGCCTTTGACGCCTCCATGACCATGTTTATCTATCTGCACGCCGTTCGAGGTGAATTTGCCAGTGTGTTCGATGGTTCCGCTCATCGTGCCACCTTTTTGCACCTCGATAGAGCCGGTGGTCAGCTTGTTGGTACAAATCACTTCGGGGGTATCGAGGGTGATGTTTTGGCTGGCGGTCACGGTGACGGACGGGCAAGTCACCACCACTGACGCCGAGGCGGTTACATCAGCGCTTTTAATGCCGCTTACGGTGAGTTTGCCGGTATCAGGCTCGTACTCAATGACCGCGCCATCAGGAAACTCAACGCGCCAACCATCGGCAGACGCCGACGGGGCGGGGAATTCATCGCAGTAAATGCCGGTCAGAACAAAGGCGGTATCGAGCTCGCCGCCAACGGCCAGCAATAACACCTGCTCCCCCACCGACGGAGCCCACCAGTCACGCGAACGGCCAGCGCGACGCGCCAGCCAGTTAATCCAACCGGTTTGTAACTCGCCGGTTTGGACGCGGCACAGGGCTCCATCGGTATCGACTTCGGACACGACACCAGTGCGGATAAGGTTGCGCAGTAAGCGCGAGATTTCGGATAGTTGGGATTGTGTGCTCATGGAGAAAGGATGCCGCCAAGGGGATTCGGCGGCAATGTGAGGGCGTATGGTGGGGGATCAGACAACAGGGATAGACTGTTTAGTGCCAGAAGCGGAAATTGCTCATTGTAGCGGTTTACTGAGTTCAACAAGGCAAAAGAACAATGCTGCCTTTCTGCAGGCTGACTATTATTTCGCCAAACATTTCCTCATCAAAGTATTTTGTAATGTCACTCCACGGCGAATAGGAAAGCCTCGCTCCACTATATGAAAGCCGTGTCGTAGAAAGAACACTTCCGCAGCCTTACTTACATTTGAAGTAAGTTCACTAATTCCACGCTGTCTGGCTTCCTCATGAATGCAATTCATCAGTAGTGTCCCTACCCCCTGTCTTGAATAGGTTCCTGATACAAAGAAATGATCAATGTATCCATTTGGTTGAACATCTGCATATCCAGCTATTTCACCATCCAGCTCTACAACAAAAGGTTGTAATTCCTTAATGTGATTGGCCCATCGCTCTAGGTCGATATCTGCTGGGGCCCAAGCATCAATTTGTTCACGTGTGTAGTAGTGTGATGCGATCGTATGTACAGATGAGAAAAAAACTCTGAATAACGATATTTCATCCCCATTACTGAACCTTCTGATTTTCATAAAACCTCATTGTGAGAGTTACTTGTAGAACAATACTAATTTTTGTGAAATAGGGCGTCCGTTCCTCGCTCATAAGGGACAACCATACTCAAATCTCCCAAATTGCAGGAGATTTGAGTATGAACACGTCACCGTGGAGCAGGTCACTGTGCCAAGAGCGGACTTTTATAATTTTCTAGTTTACTTATCAATCTCGAGTAGGTCACTGCATCTGGAAAAATCAGGCCTGTTTAAAGCGAGTTTTGCAGCACTCGATATAACATACAGATTTAGTTAGTTTGGTGCTGTTTGTATATCGAAACTTATTTAGTACTATATTTTAATACAATAAATGGTAATCGCATGTTGTAGGTTACCCGGAAAACAAATTGAAGTTGAGAAGTATAGAATGAGTAAATTAGTGACAATTAGGAAAGCATCTGGGTGCGATGCTGAGACGTTAGGTGTAGTTGGACCAGCAGCTTATGCAGCGACATACCATTACCTCTGGAATGACTGCGTTGCTCTAGCTCGTCAACTTAATACGTTCAGTAAATCAGCATTTTTAGCACTATTACAGCGACCTGACACAAGGGTGTGGGTTGCCGAAATCGCAGGTGAAATAGTTGGTTTTCTAACAATGATAGTCAATTCGAAGAACCCAATTACGCATGATACTAGCGGTGCAGAAATTCCGAGAATTTATCTACTTCCTGGAAGTCAAAAAATGGGAATTGGAATGCAATTACTGAATACAGCACAAGAACATGCGATTGAACTCAAACTAACGCATATGTGGCTTGATGTGATGGAATCTGCAACAGCAGCGAGGAATGCGTATTATAAATGGGGTTTTTCAGAGATAGGGCGTAAAGATTTTCCTCATAAAGTCAAAGCAGACTTATCTAAAATGATTGTCCTTAGTATAAAACTTGATGCTAAAGGTAATAGAACATTTATGTGAATACGGTAATTTCTGCTTTTCGCTCAAAGCGGACTGCTAGTGTTAACTTTACTTCGAGCATACTTTTGGATACTGGTGACTAAAACTAATCACTCGCTAAGAAATGCGGTCACGACCTCCTCCACGATATCCTTATCCGATGCACTAAACCCCAACAACGGCCGCGCATCATACTTCACCTCACGACTAAAGCGGTTCGGCTTATCGCTTAAGCCCTCTTGGTGGATCCGCGCCATACGCTGAACTCGTCCGACAAACTCCACCGTCGCGGCATCGCTTGAGCCTTGCGCTTTCATAAAGCGATTGGTGCGCAGCTTCGCAAACATCTGGCGCTTTACGCCGCCTCGTTTGCCGCTGGCCGGCTGCGGTTTTCGGCTGGCGTAGGGCGTGCCGTCGGGCGCTTTTTGTTGCTTAATGCGCTGCTGCTGACTGGTGCGCAAGCGCTTCGCCACTTCGACCGCAATTTTGCGACGCTGTATCGGCGTTAGGTTGCCAATCAGCCCCGCGAGCCGTTCCTCAAACTGTTTGAGCTCACTCATCCCACGCACTCACTAGCTCGCCATTGATATAGAGCGCCATGGGGCGCTCAACCGGCTGCGGGATTGGGGGCTCGTTGAGGTGCTTCACATGCAGCGCCTTATCCACCTGTTTGACGATAACGCGCTCAGAAAGCCGCAGACTAAAGCTCACATCGATACTGTCGTGATTGTTCAGGTCAGCAAAGTAGGTGAAGCCGTTCCGCTTGCCCTCGTCGGTGGTCATGATATCCGGCTGGTTTTCGCGTAACCATGCGTTAATCGGCACGATAAGCGCATCCAGCTCGCCTCGATAATCGGTCACAATCACATTGAGCGTATAGATATTTTCATGCGACAACGACGCGGCCAGCGTGCTCGCAATCGTCCCGTTATCCACAAACAGGCGCAGCATATCGGGATTTTTGCGCAGCACCGGCGCGGCTTTCTCAAGCGCTTCGCGTAGGCTTTTAGGCTTTAACATCGTGTGACTCCTGACACTGTTTCACGGTTTCAACCTGTAGCGCACAGTTCACCAGTGCGCGCTCTAATTGACGGTTGTCTTCACTCAGGTCGCCGTTGGTTTTCGGCAGGCTTCCCGGTATCGGGCAACTCGCCACCTTCGGACAACCAACGTAGATAAGCGTCGGGGGTGTCAAAGGCGGGGCGGGTGTGCAGCCTTGCAATGCCATCAGGCAAAGCAGACTGATACCAATCACGCAGCGCTTTATTTTCATTGAGTAACCTCGTTATTTTCTGGTCTTTGCCGTTGGCGATCTGCTGTGCGTGGCCGAGCTGCCGACGCAGTTCCACCTGTGCCTGTTCGCTGCGGTTGGCGTTATCGCGCACCACGTTGAGCTGATTGTTTAAGGTGCTAAGGTTATTTTTTTGCGTACCGATGGTTTGCGTAGCGGCGCTGAGGGCTTGCCCCAGCTCGCGATTTTCACGCGTTAACCACCACAGACCGACTACGGCTACTATCAGTAAGATAATCAGCGTTTTCATTGAGCAATCTCGCCCCCAGCCGCACGATAGACCGCGACCAGCTTGTCGAGTCGGTGCTCTCGCTGGCCGTAACCGGCACCCGGCAATGACGCCCAAATATTGCGGCACTTGTCGATCGCTTGCTCAATATCACCGCGCTCGATATCGCTGAGGCTCCGTTGCTCGCTCAGCAATTGCACCGCGAGGCGGTCTTGTGACGACGGGCTAAAGTCAGGCAGTGAAAGCAACGTTTTATAGTGCGGCCAGTAGCGATAAAGCTGCTGATAACGCCCCGAGGCGGTTGAGCGCTCCCCGCGCCGGTTGAAGGTTTTCGCGGGACGACCATTCGCAAACGGGTGATCGCTGTAGTCGGTGAAAATCTCCGGCTTGCCATCGATACCGGTGACCACCACGTCATAGCCCTGATTACAGGTGAGTGGATGGGTCGCCGTTCCCTCAGAAAACGCCAGCATATCGAGAAACGCGGCGACGTTTGGATGGACTTTAATCACGGCCATTATTTGTCCCCTTTGTCGGTTTTGTTTTCTTTGTTCAGGCGGCGCTGGATAAAGATTTCCACCACCTGATAACCGGCGATCCCTAACGCGGCACCGATGCCGTTTACGGCAGCGCCCGATAAATCAGGGAATTGCACCAGTGCCACACCGGCCACCATCGAGACAAAGCCGCCAAGTAACATGCGGCCTATAAACAGCCGAGGCGTAATAGGCTCACCACCGGCGAGCACTTTGCCGACCACAATCAGCATGCCGATGAGGAATAGCGTCACCACGCTCTTATCGGTTTCGTTCATGAATTAATCCCATAAGTTAAGAGTCTCCGACGTGGTCGAGGACTCAACGATCGGCAACTCGACAGCGGTGCCATGCGGTAACACCGCACCCAGCTCGGCAAGCCCCGGATTGACCGCGAGCACCGCCTCGACCACGCCCTCGGTGCGCCCGTAATGGCGATAACACAGGGCGTCGAGGGTGTCGCCCTGTGAGGCGGTAACACGCATTAGATTTGTCCAATGATGGATTTAGGCCGACCTTCTAAGCGGCTCACTGCCCAGCGTGCATCGCGCCACAGCGTGTCCGCCGTGCTCTCGACGGTGTCGGCTTTCCGGTCACCTTTGGCGCTGGCGTCATAGCCGCGATAACGCTCGTAGACGCTGGCACTCGCAAAGGCCGACACGGCGCGCAGGTAGTGAAAACACTTTTCGCTTTCACCGTCGATTTTCTCGGCGGGAACATCGATTAAGCGTTTATATCCGGCGGCGATATTGCGCTCCCGAAAGCGGTGTAGTTCGGCGTTGGTTTCAGCAATCCCCATGCGGATCGCTTCACGCAGCCGCTCAGGAGTAACCACATACTCAAGGCGCATGAGCTCACGGATGCGTACCGGGTCGATATCCGGCCAAAAATAGGTATTTTTAATCACCGGTTCGCGCGATTCAGGCGCAGGAATGACTACCCCTGAGGCGTCGGTATTCTCACCCGACGCAGGGATTATGATTGTCGTCATGACAAATCCTTGTAATGGGTGGGCGGTGGACGCAGAAGCCAATCAGAGCAAGCCTGTTTTCTCTGCGTGCCGCCCGGCGCGGGGCGCGTTCTGTTAGCGGCGAGCGGTTGCACTCGTCGGTTTTCGCGTGCGAGCGGCTGATTTCACCGGTGTTTTCGCACGCTTGGCTGTTTTGGGTTTGGCGCGTTCTTTCGGTTTTGGCGCAGGTGCTGTTTCGGTCGCGGGCTCACTGGCGACCTTGATGACGCGCTCTAGTCGCTCAATATCCTTTTTCACACCGGCCAAGCGGTCGAGCTGCATGGCGCGTTTAAGATGTTCTAGCGCTTGGATCACCGCCCCCTCATCACGCAGTACCAGCCCGGTGATTTTGTGCAGTTTGGCGCGCACTTTATCCGGCATATCGGCGCTTTCAGTCAGCGCCATGGTGTCGAGTAACAGTGAGACGGCGACCGGCTTACCGGCAGTACGTAAACGCTCGGCGGCGATAGCCACATCCTCAGCCAAAAAATAACCGGTGGGTCGGTTGAGGTGCGACGGCATAGCGAGGCCGTATTTCAGGGCGTAGCGCGCAATCTCCAGCGCCCCAGCGATATCATCGGCGTCGAGTTTCCACACCATGACGGTCATTAAAACCGCGTCTTGAGCGCCTCGGCCTTCAGCCAAAACGCCGGTGACCCATGGCGCATACTCCGGCAACATCCCTCGTTTGATCTCGGCCTTACGCTCGAATGAGTGCACACCTTTTAACGTGCGCATATCACCGGCTAAACGCATGAGCATCAGCTCGTATCCGCTGGCGTGGCGCAACGCGCTATTTTCACGCTGCGCCGCCTCCTGAGCCGATACCCGCATCATGTGACGCTGTGCAGGGCTCGCCATGATTATTCCTTAGCGTTATCGTCGGTCGGATTGCCATCAACCGGCGCGGAAGCCTGTTCCGGTGCCGCTGGCGCTTTAAAGGTGCCAACCTTGATATTTTCAATCAGACACGCGCAGCCGTAATCCTCGACCACAAAGTCGACTTTCAGCGACTCATAGTTTTCGATGCGGTCGCGCTTGGCGTTCTCCTCGATATGGCGACGGTGCGCGCTGTCCATGATGTAAATCGACAGGTTATCAAGGCGCGTCACCATCATCGCATCGGCGGGGAAGTACGGCACACGCACCGCCGGTAAGTTACCGATGCGTTTCTGGCTGACAATCACGTCGGCGGCCATGGCTTCGGTGTTCGGCTGTTCTTGGTTCACCAGCGGGAAATACTTATCCGCTAACAACTGACGGCCACAAATAACCACGAGGTCAGGGTCTTCTTGGTGCCATGGGTCAATCATGCTATTGGTCGCATCCATCACCACAGCGTCAAGGTTGGCATAATCGCCGTGTTTACCCACGCGGATGACGTTAGACACGGTGCCATCTTCGGCGGTATAGCTGTCCATGACGCGCTGCGGGGCTTCATTGCGTAACTTCTGCAACCAACCGACGGCTAAGTCCTGCAACATTGGATTTTTACTGCGGTCAGACTTCGGTGCACGGGCAATACCGTTAAAACCGGCCATGATGTAATCGAGCGCCTGACGCTTGGCAATCGCATCGCGTAAACGGATCTGGAAGTCTTGATAACGCGCCCACAGGTCGAGGGTGTTGTAACGGATGTGAAAGTCAAAGTTGACCTGTTCACATTTGTATTTACGCGACGTCAATGCGGCAAAGTCGGCGGTTTCACGTTCGCCGCCGTTGTCGGTGTCGGCGGTACTGGCGATAGAGCCGGTGACGCCGAGGCCAATTTTCTCACCTTCTTGCTCATCCACCGGCACCATGTTGATGCGGGTCAGAAAATCCGAGGTTTCTTGCACGGTGGTGATAAGGGTCTGCGTGACCGACGGCTCAACGCTGAATTTTTTATCGATATCGGCAACATCGACGTTATTCAGCTTGGCGACTTGGGTCAGGAACGCATTAAATTTAAAACGGGTATTCTGGCGCATAGTTTCTCTCAATCAAATAAGGGGCAGACGGCGCGGCAAGCCGCACCGGTTCACAGTCAAACGGTTAACAGTTGGTGAGGTGGATTTCTTCGCCGTTGCCACCATTGGCCGCCGGACGACGTGACTGTCCAAAGTGCTCGGTGTTACCGAGCTGACCTTTCAGCGTGGATAGCGCCTGTACGCTGTTTTCTGCGGTTTCCTGCGTGGCTTTGAGGCCATTTTCCAGCACGGCCAAGCGCTGCTCGACGCCGTCCTGATAGCTTTGCACTTGCTCAGAAACGACCGAGACCGCCTCATGCACATCGCTAAAACGCGCGTCATCGTTGGCTTGTTTACGGCTAAAAATACGAGTGACTTTTTCAGTCAGACTATTGAGCAGGGTGTCGGGGACGTCTTCGAACTCCAGTTCGGCCAATGTGGCCACAGAAAACAGATCGTCCGGCTGTTCTTTTTTACCGGCGAACGGATTCACTTTGGCTTTAGCGCTGAACTCCAGCACTTCAGTCCCGAGGCTGGCGGGGTCATCGGTGACCGCAAGACCGACAAGGTAGGCTTTGCCCGTATTGGCAAAGTTCGGACGGATTTCCATCGAGGTGTAAATCTTTTGCCCGGCTTTAACCATGGAGACCAAATCCTCGAGCGGTGCCATCTTGGCATAGAGTGCCAGCTTGCCGTTTAGGATGGAGTCATCCTCAATGGTTTCGGCCTTAAGCTCGACCACGTCACCAAGGCGTTTAAAATCGCCAGTTGGTAACACACCTTTGATATGTTCGAGATTGATGCGACAGCCGCGAACGCGGGGATCAAAGCTGTCGGCCATTTGCTGGATATCAATCGCCTCAATGTTTCGCCCGTCGCAGGTGTCACCCTCGACGCCAATGCGAAACCAGTTAGATACTTTCTTTGCCATTATTCAGGTGTCCTGAGTGGTGTTTAGGTTCGGGGCTAGTTTCCCCACCCAGCACTGACACCGCCATCAATCCCCGTCTGATAACCGCCCACACAACAGCGCTGTAAGGCGCGCCCCGTCTGCCTTGCGTAGCCTTGCCCTCGTTATCTATGCGAGAGGCAATATCGATGATTACCACGGATACATCACTCCTTCATGACCCGAGGCGACAGGCGGCCTTGCTCTACTGGCAAGGTTTTTCGCCCCGTCAGATCGCCGAAACGCTCGGTCAGAAAATCCCGACCGTCAACAGTTGGAAGCGCCGCGATAAGTGGGATGACATCCACCCGATTTCCCGCGTGGAAACCAGTATCGAATCCCGCTTAATTCAACTGATAGCTAAGCCTAAAAAGGATGGGGGCGACTATAAAGAGATTGACCTGTTAGGCCGCCAGATTGAGCGCCTAGCGCGTGTGAATCGCTATAGCCAAACCGGCAACGAGGCTGACTTAAATCCGAACGTACGCAACCGCAATAAGGGCGAGCGTAAGGCACCGAAAAAGAACTATTTCAGTGAGGAGGCTATCGAGAAACTCAAGTCGATTTTTTTCGAGCAGTCTTTCGGTTACCAGCTCGGCTGGCATGAGGCCGGACTTAAATACCGTATTCGCGACATTCTCAAATCACGCCAGATTGGCGCCACGTTTTACTTTTCGCGTGAGTCGCTACTACGGGCGCTCGATACCGGTCACAACCAAATTTTTCTCTCGGCCAGTAAGACACAGGCTTACGTGTTCCGTGAGTACATCATCCAGTTTGCGCGCATGGTGGATGTGGAGCTCACCGGCGACCCGATTGTGCTCGGCAATAACGGCGCGAAGCTGATTTTTCTTGGCACCAACTCCAACACCGCGCAGAGCCATAACGGCGACCTGTTAGTCGATGAGATTTTCTGGATCCCCAATTTCCAGAAACTGCGAAAAGTAGCGTCAGGTATGGCCTCGCAAAAACACCTGCGCACCACCTATTTTTCGACGCCGTCCACGCTGGCGCATGGCGCGTATCCGTTCTGGTCAGGGGAACTCTTCAATAAAGGGCGCAGCAGTGCCGACGAGCGTGTCGATATTGATATCAGCCATGCTGCGCTGGCAAAAGGCGCGCTGTGTGCTGACGGGCAATGGCGGCAGATTGTCACCATCGAGGACGCGCTCGCCGGTGGCTGCGACCTGTTCGATCTCGATACGTTAAAACGGGAAAACAGCGCCGAAGACTTCCGCAACCTGTTCATGTGTGAGTTTGTCGATGATAAGGCGTCGGTGTTCCCGTTCGAGGAGCTGCAAGCCTGTATGGTCGATTCGCGATTGGAGTGGGAGGACTTTATCCAGATTGACCAACATCCTCGACCGTTTGGCTACCGTCCAGTGTGGATTGGTTATGACCCGTCGAACACCGGTGACAGCGCGGGCTGTGTGGTGATGGCACCTCCCGCCGTTCCGGGCGGCAAGTTCCGTATTCTGGAGCGTTACCAGTGGAAAGGCATGGACTTCGCCACACAGGCCGAATCCATCAAGACACTGACGGACAAATACGTCGTGGAATATATCGGCATTGACGCCACCGGCATCGGGCAAGGGGTTTACCAACTGGTGCGCAACTTCTTCCCCGCCGTGCGAGAAATTCGCTATAGCGCCGAAGTGAAAACCAACATGGTGCTAAAAGCAAAAGACCTCATCACCACCGGGCGATTGGAGTACGACATCGCCCACACAGATATCACGCTCTCGTTTATGGCTATCCGTAAAACCATGACGGCCAGCGGGCGCGGCATGACCTACGTCGCCAGCCGTAGCGAGGAAATCAGCCACGCCGATATCGCATGGGCGACCATGCACGCCATGATTAACGAGCCGCTCACCGCCGGTAACGGCAACGTCACCCCTTCAATTTTGGAATTTAACTAATGAGCAAACGTAAAGGCCAACGTGCCAAAAAAATGACCGCGCAGTCTGACGCCTCAGTGCAGGCATTTACCTTCGGTGAGCCCTCGGCGGTGTTAGACCGCCGCGACATTCTTGATTACGCCGAGTGCATCAATAACGGCAGATGGATCGAGCCGCCGGTGAGCTTTGCGGGGCTGGCGAAAAGCCTGCGCGCCGCCGTCCACCACAGCTCGCCGATTTACGTGAAGCGCAACATTCTCGCCAGCACCTTTATCCCGCACCCGTTGCTGAGTCAGCAGGAATTTAGCCGCTACGTGCTCGACTATCTGGTCTTTGGCAATGCTTTTTTAGAGAAACGTTTTAATCAGCTTGGGGAGGTCATGCGGTTGGAGTGCTCACCAGCGAAATATACCCGCCGAGGCGTTGAGGAGGATGTTTACTGGTTCGTGCAGTCATTCAAAGAGCCGCACCGCTTCGCGCCGCGTTCGGTGTTTCATTTGATTGAGCCGGATATCAATCAGGAGCTGTATGGCCTACCTGAATATATGAGCTCGCTCAACTCAGCATGGCTGAATGAATCCGCGACCCTGTTCCGTCGCAAGTATTACCAGAACGGCGCGCATGCGGGGTACATCATGTACGTGACCGATGCCGCGCAGAGTAATACCGACGTTGAGGCACTACGTGAGGCGATGCGCAGCTCGAAAGGGCTGGGTAATTTTAAAAACCTGTTTTTCTACGCGCCAAATGGTAAACCGGATGGGATCAAGATTGTGCCGCTCAGTGAGGTCGCGACCAAAGACGACTTCTTTAACATCAAAAACGCGACCCGCGATGACTTACTCAGTGCGCACCGTGTACCGCCACAGATGATGGGCGTCGTGCCTAATAACACCGGCGGCTTTGGTGACGTCGTCAAAGCGGCTCAGGTATTTGTGCGTAACGAGCTGACGCCTTTACAGGAGCGCATCAAAGAGGTGAATGACTTTCTCGGTCAGGAGGTGGTGCGCTTTAAGCCTTACGAGCTACCGAAAAACAAATAATAACGACCTTGGAGTCAGAGACATGAAAATATATAAATTTACGCCCAGCCAAGCAGATTGGATCGCCGAACTACTGGACGAAGAAAGTTTTAATTACCAAAAAACATGGCTGCGCGTAGGCCAACTCGACGTTAATCGCACCATTACAAAATCACGTCAGATTGGTGCGACGTCTACGTTTGCGCGCGAGGGCTTGCTTGATGCGTTAAAAACTGGTCGCAACCAAATCTATTATGCACCAACTCGTAAACATGCGCTTTGTTCTCTCCTGTACATTTGCGGCTATGCCGCTCGGGTAGGTGTCTCTATCAGTTCAGATGAGGAAAATCTCCAGCTAGACAACGGTGCATCTATCTCGTTTATTGGTGAAGATAGCCGAGTCAGCAACTATGCAGGTAATATTTATATCGATGAGTTTGGATGGTTTAAAAACCCGCGGCGCGCAGCGATTAATGCGAGTTTGATAGCTATGCATAAGGGGCACCGACAAACAGCCTATACCTCACCATCAGATTCCTTTGAGGCGTTCCGTATGTGGCGCGGTGATTTCTCGTTTGGGACGCCAAAACATCCTAGAGTACATACAGATGGCAGCTCATTTTGTTCTGATGGTGTATGGCGTCAATCAGTCACGCTTGTGCAGTCCATCCAGCAAGGCAACACGCTGATCGATATTGAGCAGATTAAAAACTACTTTTCACCAGATGAATATCGACGCCTGTTTAGCTGCGATTGGTCTCAAGCCATAATCGCAATCTGACCGAAATTAACAAGCGCTGACAAAAGCCGCCGCAGGGCGGTTTTTTTGTATCCCTCACCAGCGCCCACAGGAGCGCCAGCACGTCGAGGACGCAGAAAGACGCATCAACATCCAAATAGGCACCTCGAACAGCACCACGACGCTCCCAGACGATCAGAGATAACCGTATTAACACCCTCAGCGCGCAATGCTATCCCCGCCACGCCTGCCCGCTTTATGGGGCGGTTTTTATGCAGAGCAGCATCGTATAAAACATAGCTAAGCGTGAACCACGCTCGATCTTTTTTTAAGTTCACATACATATGCATATGCATGCACTAAGATGCAAATTTTTAGTTGGCTACTTAAAGGGTTGTTAACTAGCGATATTCGTTATAAATTTAGTATATGCATATGTGTGAACAAGGATGAATTATTGATGTTAACCACATTCTCAGGCGTAAACTACAAAGCATTTAAGTCTTTTGACCTTACAATTAAACCGCTGACGATTTTATTAGGTGCGAATAGTTGTGGTAAAAGTGCATTAATCAATTCCTTATTGATGCTATCTCAGACATTAGATACCTCATCAGTATCTGAGTCTGCCTTGCGTTTGAATGGCAGTAAAGTAGGCATGGGGGCAGCATTAAATATTGTTAGAGATAAAAACCCAGAAAGCCCATTAAAGTTATCCTTTGTTTTTGATGATAATAAGACGACTAAGAAAGAATTAGATACATTAAGAAAGGATGTAATTGAAGCTCACTTCATGATCATTCGGTTTTTAGGGCATATCTTACGTCCCCACAAGGAGCTTTATGCAAAAATACAACAACTGTCTGAAGATCTTGAGAATATATATGTTGGGAATGAAAGATTTAATGTTAACCAACTCAATATAATTGCCGATAAAGTCTGCAAAGTTATAGCGATATATAGAAAAAATAAAGGTGAGTTAAAGAAAACAAGGTTAGGGGCTAGTAGTATACAAAACTTTCTAGATAAAACACCGTTAAAAAAAATACATGACGGCCTAACTAAAATGGTGTCTTTGTCTATCAATAAATTGGCAGCGCAGAGAATTGAATACACTTTTAAATATGACAAAAAAAATGATTTACTTAAAATAAGCGAAATTAAACTGCTCAATAAATCAGACGAGAATATTGTAACTATTTCCGCTGAAAAATCAAATAAGATATCAATAAAATCAGGTATAATTGATGTGTCAATTATAAGAAATTCCAAAAAAGATATCATTGAAATGCTTAATTTAGACTCGATGTTTATTTTCGATCTTGAGTCATATAGATATTCACCATTCATGTTTTTCAATGACTCCGAAAACCCAGTTGCCTCATTCTTTAGTAGAATGATACACACGTCTTTAAAGCAAATGGAGTCTGAATTTTCAGGCCTAAGTATTAACCACGTCAGCCCTCTTCGTGCATTTCCACAGCGTTATTATCTATTAGATAAATCAGTTCATCACACACAATTAAATGCATTAGATGGAACCGAATTGGCTGAGGTTTTAAAGAAAAACCCTCGAATTAAAGATGATATAAATAAATTACTTGCCGAGTTCAACATTGCTGTTGATGTGGAGAAAGTTAATGATATTATTCATAAAATCACAGTAAATCAAGATGCCGTTAATTTAGAACTGACTGATGTTGGGTTTGGGATTTCACAAGTTCTACCAATTCTTGTTCAAGCCTATCTATCACCTAAAAATTCAATAACCATAATTGAACAACCAGAAATTCATTTACATCCTAAAATGCAAGCATGGCTAACGGATGCTTTAATAAAGATAGCATTAGATGGAAAAAAAAGATTCTTAATAGAAACTCATAGTGATGCTTTGGTTAGGCGCATCAGGCTAAGAATTGTGGATGATAGCAATGCACTTACTGAGGATGATGTTGCTATTTACCATTTAGAAAAGAATAAAAGAGAGAGTTGTACTTTATTAAATAAAATACTTATTACTCCAGATGGAGATATTTCGTGGCCTTCTGATTTTATGGATGTGGAAATAAAAGATACGTTGATGATTCAGCAATTAAAAATTCAAAAGAGTATGAAAGGTAACGGAGTACATTAAGGATGACCTGCGCCCATTGTATTTGTCCTGAGTTTGTCAATCAGCATATTGGTGATCCTGAAGTTTTCACTAATGTTTTTATAGGCCGCTTTCTACAGACTGAAGATCAAGTAATATTAGATAGTGAGGGTAAACTAATCTATAAATATGTTGAAACTTTGCAAGGACAGCAATCCAAGTATGAGGTTTTTAAAGTATGGCGAATGTTGTTAGAAGGAAGCAACAACGGAAAGCTATTGCTCACTAGCTCTAGCGTAAACGATGATGTTCAAGGATTGGTTTATGATGTAACAGTCAGAGCAAACACAACATTTAATAAAGATATTGTTGCTTTTGACAATAATCATTATGGGCCATTTATTTCTGAGCTTACTAGACAAAGGATACAACTTTTGAATCTTCAGAATCTGACATCACAAATTATAGGGCGATTGACTAATAAAAATGTCAATTATTTTGAGCTCGATTATGATCTGGCATGGGTTCTACAACGATTATCAAGACGCGCAACAAGAGCGTTTAGTGAAGATGAAAGCAATGATTATATAAGAGACATGATGCTATCAAAACACTATGAGGTAAAGGACCAAACACGTGAAGGTGAATCGTCCTCTGGCCAGCAAGCTGGAGAGCTAGATTTAATAATAGAGGACAGTGGAAACCTATTTTCAATTATTGAAGCAATGAAGCTGACTAGCTTAAATACTAATTATATTAAGAGTCATTATAAAAAATTACTAGATAATTACAATCCACTTTTGGTAAAAAGAGTATTCCTAGTCACTTATTATGAAGGTGCTAGATTTGATGAGTGGTGGGGTAGATATTGTTTATATATCAATAGCTTAGATAACGACGAACTTGATTTGGATCTAACTTATGAACCACGGGGCATTCAAGAAATTGAAACGCCATATATGGGATTAAGAAAGCTTGAACATCACTTTATGTATGGTGACGAGCATTTTGCCTGTATTCATTATGCGGTGAAAATCGCTAGGTAGCTAAAAAACTTCTATTTGAAAAACTTTAATTGCTAGTGGCTATCAATTTGTCACTAGCAATTAAAATATTTATGAAAACTTAAAGCTAAATATTTATAGAGTCCATATCAAAAAACAGCAACATATCATTACTGCTTTATAAACATAAAATATATCTGCAAATTATTATCACAGGCTAGTAACTAATTGACAACCAAAATTAAACCATCACTCATCAACACAAACCTCACAATATATATCATTTATCAACTTAGCTCTCTGCGGATTTTTTTGATCCCATTTCCACCGTGTTGATACATTTCTAACAACATATGTTATCTTCCCCCCAACGCTAGCACCTCAAGTTCCCAGCGCTGTGCGGTAATACCTTCTTTGGCTAAATCTCGGCTTATCTGCCACATTCTATCCCGTTCAATGCGGGTAAGTCGTGCGGATGGCGCTAAATCACTCGGTTTATAAGGATCAGCACTACGTTGATGCCGACTAACTGTTGGCGATTGTGCCTTTGCTGTGTCTCTCATCACCTTGGCGACGTCAGGATCATTCCAACTAACATCGCCGCTTTCTATTAGCTTTATCACCGCTGCGGCGTACTCAGACGGCGTAACCTCCGCTTTTATGTCAATACTGTTCTGACCTTCCCCACAGTTATTGACAGAACTCCGAGGCGCGCCAGAGGCGCTTTTTAAAGTCAAAGGATCAAGGTCAACATCAACGGCCTTGCTAACGATGCGCCATTGAGTCTCGCGAGTTTTGTGGATGTGGCTTTCACCAAGATGCGGCGCAAAGATGCCGACAACCTTCGGGACTTCTTCGTCGTATTCGTTGAGCTCGTCGGCAATCTCGCGAGCGACACGAACGGTCTGTAAATCTCTTGCCACATTTGCACCACCTTGCGCCTTGATATAGGCCGCAAAGTCACCACTGTCGGCAGCAGCTCGCACAGCCTCGACGCTTTCATCAAAACTATCGGCGATACTGATACCGCGTAGGCTTTGGCGGCGACACTCACGGTATGCGCCCATGGTAGGAATGCCGATCGGGTGAAACTGCGGAATACGCCAAATAGATGCCCATGCCGTGACGGCTGCGGCGGTCTGGGATAAGGGCTTGCCTGTGTCGTGGTCTATTTCACCATCAAGCGCATAGCCGTCGATATTCTTAGAAACGTATTTAGCGATGTAAGCCACCGCGCCGCCTTTGTTCAGGTGCTTACACTCAAAGCGTTGCTTACGCGCTCCGCGTTCGTCACCATCTTCTTTTAACGCGTAGCGTTGCATAATCTCGACAATGGCCGCGCGTTGTTTGCGATCGCAAAACAGAACCATATGCCAGTGGGGCGTACCATCGTGATGGGGTTCGACAACGCGAATCCCGTAGACGTTTAGATCACGGTCTTTAAATGCGGTGCGCATTTTGCTCCAGATGCCGACTAGATAGCGTTGGCCGTCTTTGGGGGAAAATGCTTCTCCGTCCCATTTGTGGTTAAGCTGACATTGTTTGTCACGCTTGTTTTTTACCGTGCGGGTCGGGTGATATTTCGATGGGGTAGTGATAGTGACAAACATACCGATGTGATTTTTTTCAGCGGCATATTTTCCGATACCGTAGATGGTGCTCATTAACTCCATGCGGCGAATCTCAGGGTTAGAGATACTTGCCATGACTTTATCAATCAGGTCGATTCGCTCGCCGGTTTCGACGTTCTCAAGGTCGCACCCTTTGAGGTATTCCATATTGGCCGCACGACGGGCGCGAACATCACTGATCGCCTGCTTACTGGCATAGGATGAGCGTTTAAAATTGACTTCACCGGCGGCGATAAGCAGAGCCTCACGCCATTGGGTGCGCTGCGCTTTGAGCTTACGTATCCACCATTCATCATTGATTAGGCGCATGATGCTGCGAAATGCGCCGCGCATATCTAACTTTCCCTTGCGGAAACGTTGCCAGTGCATCGGCGTGATATTAAAAGCGCGAGCTGCACCAGCTACATGAGCATAGAGATCGACCTGAGCCTCATCGGTAAAAATCTCCGCTTGCTCATGACATTCGAGAAATGTGTCGCTCAGTTCCTCGTAAGCTGAATACAATTGAGCCGCAATGCGACCGGCCAGCCGCTTTAACTCTTTATCGTGCATATCAGGCAAGCCGCGATAAATTTCTAACTCAGTTAAAAAACGCTGTGAGGCTTTCACATTCATGTCGAATTTAGTGTTAACAAATTCGAGTCTTGGATGGATACGCGGCAAATAAACTTTGTATAGAAACCGGTGTGCAGCCAGTATCCCTTGCGTGTTTAACAGGTAGTTATGGCGCTCAATGAAAATCTTGCTGAGGAAGTAGGGCAATGCGTCAATTTTGCGTAAGGCATCTTGCCCCTGAAGGAATTCTTCACGGGTAAGAGGTCTCTCTTTTCCAATGGCTTCGCGTGGTGCATTCCAGCTATACGTACCCACAAAAGGCGCTTTAGGTTCGGTGTTAAATGCTGGCGGCGGAGTGGGGGCGACTCGCCCCCTATTGATGATCGGGCTCAACTTACTGAGCCTTTGGGTAATGTTTGGGGAATGCCTCCTGACAAAGCTTTCCAATACTTCCAATCTCAGCCGCTAGCCCCGCAATGCTGGAAACGGTTGAGTTGCGAACGTGGCGATTAACCAACTCGGTCACAAGCTGGTTTAGGCTAGGAAAATAGGCGATAGGGTCAAGCCATTCCTCACCTGCTTTAGAGCCTTTTTGCGCAATCTTTTTTTGATTAAGGATGTATTGAAGAGAGTCAGAGGTAATAACAAACTCTTTGCCAATAGGGATTCGAACCATGATTAACCTCAATGGTGATTTAGTTATCGAGCTGAAATAGTGCTTTCTGGCTCAGCTCATTAAAGTGGTGGCTTTCACGCATAAGCTCGGATGGTGTTTGGATTGTTTTCAAATAAATACCGCGCTTAACACATAGATTTGTGATATCAGCAATTAAATTTAATTTATCCGAATACACAGCTCTCGCAGGGTAATGTTTAATTTTTGTTTCTTTATCAGTTTTAATATCAGCGAGAATAAAAGAGCTATCATCGAATTTAGCAATGGCATACCAGTTATTAATAAATACCCAATTAAATGTTTTAGCCATTAGTAAAACCCTCGATGACTTAAACCCTCGTTGTGTAGCTTGATAGATTCCTGTGTCACAAGCTCGACTAGCTCATCTTTCGATAGTCCTTCTTTTTGAACATGTACGAGAATCTCATCGAGTCGAGCGGAGAACATAACAGCCGCGTCAGCCTTAGCCTCGTTACGAGCCTTATTTAATAGCCGCTCTTGTATTTCTGCTTCGGCTTTTCGGTGCATCTCTTGGCCGACCGTTTTATACATATGCATAGTGAACCTCAGATAATAGAAAACCCGACGTAATAAAACGCCTATTAAATAACTTCGTATTTAATTAATGGAGATATTGCTCGGGTCTAACCGCTGTTAATACTGTGGGTGCATATCTAAATAAGCTAAATAATTCACGCAAAGCACGAAATAGTTTTTCACGCCATAGGCATGTTTCATCATCCATATGCCAATATGGTTGGCTAAACTCTTTATCAGTGAGCCCAGCATGACGGAAAAGTGTTCTCCGCTGACTGACTGTCAGGCGACCGATAAAACCAGATTTACTAATGCCGTGTTTACGATATTCGGCAAATGCGCGGCTTAGTTCAGCGATGACACAAACCACACGCTCGCGATCGGCATCGTTCATTTCCTCTAGCTTAACCACTGCATAATGCTGTTTTAAAAACGCATGAAAGCAAATTGTCGCCCGTTCACGCTCGGTCATACGGTTGTAAAAATCACAGGTTTCGCTCCAGCGTGGAACGGCTAGATGCTGGCTAATAATGGATCGCAAACCAGCAGGGAGTTTTTTGGTTGATTCTAGCGTCACAACTGTCATCTTTGCCCCCATGGAATAAAGCGGTTCATACCTTTGGTTTTACCTAAACTTCTACCTCGGATAATGATTCCTTTGCGGCCTTTGCCGTGGGTAATTCGTACATCAAGTGCGCGAGTTGTCTGATGGTTCCAGAGTAACGGCGCAATTGAGATTGGGGTATTTAACGTATTCATAAGCCAATCCATAGGAGCCATGCATCACGCAGTTCTTTTGGACGGCTGTAATAGGCGTCTTTCATTGCACGGTTGAATTCAGGTATATAAACCCAATTCTCGGCTCGTTTGGGATTAGGGTTTGCGGGGTTCTGCCAAGGAATCAGAGGCAGTTTATTGTTATCTACCATCGTCTTGACTGCAGAAACTTCTTTACCGATCAACTCAGCAAACTTCTGATATGGAACGGCATCAACAGGATGCTTAATCTCATAAACCTCTTTACTCATCTGTGCTAACCTCTCTTTTAGATCCAACTGCTTACACCTGCTTAAACATGCTTGTGTGAGTGGTTGGTTTTTTACGGCCTAAATGGTTTTACGTGTGGAACCTTTTGGGGTGAGTTTAGTTTTACGCATGGAACCTTGTCAATGAATATGTCAAAAAAAATCAGGGCGATTCGTCGTGCTGAGAAATTAACGCAGATGAAGTTTTGCGAACTAGCAGCTATTCCACTTAGTACGCTCAAAAACTATGAGGGAGGACACGCAGAGCCGAGTTTAAACACTATTCTTCAGTTAACGCAGCATCCTCAATTCGAAAAATATACCTTGTGGTTAATGACGGGCAAAACAGCACCTGAGGCCGGGCAAGTAGCACCGGATCTCGCACACGATGGGCAAGACGAAACAACCTCGTCACACTCAGGCCGCAAGACTGGCTAACCATTCACGGTGCTTATCTTTGCCGCAAATGCCATGTAACAACTTGCCATACATATACACAAAAAGTAGTAGGTAACACCCCAGTGAACTGGAGGGCTTCGAAATGACAATTAAGAAGCTCGATGATGGTCGCTATGAAGTGGACATGAGACCGGTTGGACGTGCAGGACGCCGAATTCGCCGGAAGTTTGATCGCAAAAATGAGGCTATTGCCTTTGAGCGTTATGTCAATGCCAATGCAAAGCAAAAAGAGTGGATTGGTGGTGATAAAGATCGTCGCTTACTCAGCGAGTTGTTTGAGTTGTGGTGGCTTTATCATGGACAAAATCAGAAAAATGCGGAGCTTGTTAAGACGCAATTACTAAAAACTATCCGCGATTTGGATGACGTCGCAGCATCGCGCCTAACTGTTCGATCTCTAATGGAGTACCGATCACGCAGGTTAATGGCTGGTGTTCAGGCGTCGACCATAAATCGTGATTTAACGCGCTTATCAGGGATGTTTAGTGTCTTGATTAAAGCGGGGGAATACTTAGGGGAACATCCTGTCAGGGGCTTAGAACGTTTGAAAATAAAACAAACGGAAATGAGTTTTCTCTCGGGGGATGAAATTTCTCTCTTACTGTCTCAACTGGTTGGAGATTATCGGCGTATTGCCATTTTGTGCTTGAGTACTGGCGCACGATGGGGAGAGGCCAGCCAACTCAAAGCTGAGCAACTTGTTAATAATCGGGTAACGTTTCTTGAAACCAAAGGCGGTAAAAAACGGATTGTACCAATTTCACAGGTTGTCTTTGACGAGGTGAAAACGAAGGAGTCCGGCAGGTTGTTTGACGCCAGTTACTATGATTTCCGATTGATGATTAGAGCAATAAAACCTGATATGCCAAAAGGGCAGGCTTCTCATGTTCTCCGGCACACTTTCGCTTCTCATTTCATAATGAATGGCGGGAATATTATTGCTCTGCAAAGAATATTAGGTCATAGCACTATTCAACAAACGATGACCTATGCGCATTTTGCTCCTGATTACCTACAGGATGCGATTGCTCTAAATCCTTTGTCTGGTAGTACGGAAATTAATCAGTAA